CCTACCGCTTCACCCCGCCCGCCATCGCCGCCAGCACGCCAGATACCGCTTTCCCGGTGCTGCGCATGACGGCGACATGGAAAAGCGACAGTTCGCAGATCTTCGACCTCTACACCGGAAACTCGTCGTTCAACGGCGCGGCCAGCGGGCTGTACAGCCTGGACATGACCAAGGACGCGGGCGACACGACGACGACCTACACGGTGACGCTGGCCATCTCGGTCAAAGAGCAGGACAAGGAGACGCGGGCCTACGTCTATACCTACGTGAACACCTACGGCGAGGAAGGGCCGCCCAGCCCTCCGGGCCTTGTCACCACGTCGCCGATCATTGGCGTGTCGGTCAATGCGGTGAAGGATGCCGTCAGCGGCTACGCGCCGATCAAAGAAATCCGCATCTACCGCACACCGACGGGATCGACCATCGCCGACTACTTCTATGTCGGCACGCTGGGCGTGCTGTCCGGTTCCGGCTCTTTCATCTTCACGGACAACGTGAAGGGCGAGATGCTCAACGAACTGCTGTCATCGACCGAGTATTACCCGCCCAACCAGAACCTGACCGGCCTGATGCAGTTGCCCAACGGCATCCTGTGCGCATGGCTGGGCAACGAACTGCACTTCTCCGAAGCCTACAAGCCGTGGGCATGGCCGCCCAAGTACGTCAAGACGCTGCCCACCAACATCGTGGGCGGAATCGTGCATGGCTCCGGCGCCGTGGTGACGACACGCTCACACCCGCATCTGGTGTCGGGCGTCTCGCCGGATTCGATGACCGTCAGCAAGGTCAATGTCGATCAGGCCGGCTCCAGCAAGTGGTCAATCGCCGTGGTCGACGGCGTTGTGATGTATGCCAGCAACGACGGACTGGTGGCGCTGACCGGGGCCACGGCCAGTCTGATGCAGGGGCAGAAGTTCTTTACCCGCGAAGTCTGGCGCCAGCGGTACGGCGCCGGCCTGTCCTCGATGCGCTTTGCCGTCTGGGACGGGCGCCTGGTGGTCTATTCCTCGTCGGGCAGCTTCACCCCGTTCATGATCCGCTTCGACGAGGCCGACGGCACCATGACCGATCTGCCTGGGTTCGCCGCGCAGTGCTCGTTCCTCAGTACCTTGTCAGACCAGTTGTACTACGCAGCAGGCAACACCCTGTACCAGTTCAACGGCGGCACGGCCCAGAGCGCGGCATGGCAATCTGCCGAGCGCGTGCTACCGCGCCCGCTGAACTTCGGCGTGGCGCAAGCACTGGTGGAGGGCAACTGGTCGCTGGAGCTGTGGGCCTACGTGAAGAACCCGACCACGGGCACCTTCGAGTACCAGTTGAAGCACACCGAGGCGCTGGCCGGAGGCCTCAAGAACTTCCGCCTGCCCGGTGGGTACGAGTCCGACCGCTACCGCATCAAGATCGCGGGCGCCGGTCGATTCCGTGAATTGCGCGTGGCGCAGACCTTCCGCGAGCTATCCACCCTATGAGCACAACACAGACAAATCGTGGCGTTCCTGGCATCCCATTGGGGGCAATGGATGCCGTGCAGGACGAGAATGCCAGAATTGTTCTTCAGGCAATCGTAGATGGATTGAATGTCCGCAATGGAGCAACCGGCGCAGGTGACATGGCTTTTGTCACACGAGGCGAACTTGCCGGAAGTCAGTCCGCGCTGTCGATGGGCCTCTCGCGCCAGATCGACGACTACACGACACAGGTTCGCAAAATCACGCCGGGGATGATTAGCCAGGTCATCAACGATCTGCAAGCCCAGATCATGGAGTCCAAGCTGTTCAAGGATCTCGGCGAGCGAGTGAATTTGATCGACAAACCTGGCGGCATCTTCGACCGTCTTGAGGCGGCTGAACTGGTGCTGGTGCAGGAAACGAACCAGCGCATCGAGGGAGACACGGCCCTATCGGCAAGGCTGGACGTAATGGGCACGCGAGTCGGTACCGCCGAAGCGGCCATCTCAACCGAGACAACCCAGCGCGTCAATGCCGACAACGCCATCCAGCAGACCATCAGCACGCAGTACGCCGCCGTCAACAACAACCTGTCGCTGCTGCAATCGAGCCAGACCACGACCGCCAACAACGTCGCTGCGCTGACCACGACCATGCAACAGGTGCAGGCCCAGGTGGGCGCCAATGCCGTGGCCATCCAACAGGAGACACAGGCCCGCGCCGCCGCCGATGGCACCCTGTACGCGCAATGGACGCTGCGCGTGGATGTGGCAGGCCGGGTGTCGGGCTTCGGCCTGGCCAGCGATGCGAACGTCTCCGACTTCATTGTGCGGGCCGACCGGTTTTCTATTGCGAGCCCGAGCGCGACGGATGGCATCACGCCTAAGATTCCGTTCATCGTCGCCACTACAGACCAAGNAATCAACGGGCGCATCGCACCGGCGGGGGTTTATCTCGAAGAGGCATTTATCAAAAACGGAACCATCACCAATGCAATGATCGGCGTGGCGGAAATTGACACGCTAACCATTCGCGGCAGTGCTGTAACAGTTCCGGTTGTTTCCAGACAATCAGGGATAATACAAGGGAGTGGGCTTCAAAATTTTATCTTGATAAATGAAGCATGGATAACGCTTGACCAGCCAGGTTATATTTATGCGCATTGCCTCGCAGCTCAATGGTACGGCACTGGCATTCGATATTGGAACATGAAGATAGAAATATCGAACGACTGGGGAATGATAATAGGGGGTCAGTCAGTTACTGTTGCTCCGGCGGTTGTCGTCACAAAATACAAGCCTGCTGGCACGTACTATGTGCGCGTATGGTGGGCCGGAGAAGATAGTGGGGTTCGTGTTTCTGAATCCGAACTCTTCATTATGGGGGCAAAACGATGATCTGTTTCGTTGCGTTCGATGCCAAAACTGGCGTTATTCTAAGGACGGGAGTTGCGCAAGATGAATGGCACGCAGCCAAAGGTGGCGGCGCCTTGATTCTTTCCGAAAAAATAAACGTCCGCGAAGAAACCCATTATGTCGATATTCGTACTGGGGAAATTGTTCAAAAGCCGCCAAAACCTGGGCAGCATTTTGAATGGAACCAAGCACAATTAAAATGGATTCCCAATTCTGGATTGGCGGCGCAGACCGTCGTTTTGCAGCGCAATGAATTACTCGCCGCGTCCGATTGGACTCAATTGCCGGATGTCACGCTGAATACCAAGGAGGCATGGGCAACCTATCGTCAGGCGCTACGGGACATCACCGACCAGCCGGGATTCCCGCTCAATGTTGCCTGGCCGCCCAAGCCGTCGAATTGACCGGGCCGGGGGAGAATTTCAGCATGCAGATCCACGTCCAGACGCCCGCAGCCTCTCTCATCGTTGATCCGTTCCACACGGAACGGTTCGGCAGTTTCATGGACGCCGTAAAGGCAACGCTGCTGCATCCTAAGGTAATGGAGCGCATCGAGGAAATCGAGCGCGTGATGCTGGAGCATGAGCAGATGGATTGCCCGGTCATCCACCGTTTCGGGCCGGGTGTGTACATCCGGGAAATCACGATGCCAGCCGGTGCCTTTGTTGTCGGTGCGCACCACAAGGAAGAACACTTGAACGTCATGCTGAAAGGCCGTGTGACAGTGTTGAACGACAACGGCAGCACGACTGAACTGGTTGCCCCCATGGTGTTCGTCGGCAAGCCGGGAAAGAAAGTTGGCTACGTGCACGAGGAAGTCGTCTGGCAGAACATCTATGCCACCGACGAAACGGACGTTGAGGTGCTGGAGGCGCGGTATGTCGTCAAGGGCGATGCCTGGAACGAGGACAACGCCAAGCGCCGCCCCAGCCTGCAAGACGAGTTCGACCGCATGGATTACTGGCGCGTGCTTGGGCAGTACGGCATTCCGCACGAGGTAGCCAAGGAGCAATCCGAAAACGTCGCCGACCTGATGCCATTCCCGCACGGCGGCTACAAGGTCATGGTGACGGACTCGACGATTGAGGGGCGCGGCCTGTTCGCCACGGCCAGCATCGAACCAGGCGAATTTATAGCACCCGCAAGGATTGGCCAGAAGCGCACACCGGCAGGCCGCTATACCAACCATTCTGGATGTCCGAATGCGCAATTCGTCTTGCTGCCCAATGGCGACCTGAACCTTGTGGCAATCCGGCCCATCGCTGGAATGAAAGGCGGCAGGCCCGGAGATGAAATCACCATCGACTATCGGCAAGCACTTGAAATAAGGAAACGGCTATGTCATCAGCAATCACAGCAGTAGTCGCCGGGGCCGTCGTTTCTTCGGCACTGGCCGACGATAACGGCGCGGAAGCGGCAAATAACTCCGTCGCAGACGCCAATGCTTTGCAGGCCCAGATTTCCCGTGACCAGTGGAACCGCTACAAGGAGATTTACGAACCCCTTGAGCGCCAGATGGTTGATGAGGCGCAGGACTACGCCAGCCCGGAGAACTACGCCAAGGCAGCCGGCGAGGCTTCGGCCACCGTCAGCCAGCAGTTCAGCAAGGCCCGCGACCGCCTGACCCGCACCCCCGGACTCGATCCGTCGTCGGGCGCCTACCAATCCAGCCTTGTCGGGCTGGATCTGGCGCAGGCGGCAAATGACGCCACGCAGCAGAACCTTGCCCGCAAGAATGTGACCGACACGGCCTACGCCCGCAAGCAATCCGCGCTTGGCTTGGGCAAGGGGCTGGACGCCACGGCAGCCAGCGGCATGTCGAGTGTCGCCAGTTCCAACATGTCGCTGGCCAATGCCATGCAGCGCCAATCGAACGCAGAGGCGCAGGCTGGCGGCCAACTGGCTACGGGTCTGGTCAAGGCAACCAGCGGATGGCTCAACGGCACGAGCAACACAAACAGCAA